TTTGAAGATGTAACTCCGTATGCAATGTCCGCTGCTAATGCAGCCGATATAGTTTCTCTTAGTAATTCATCGTATTCATTAGGATCAGTAACTCTTGAAACATATAAAATTTTCATGCTTGATGCGTTACTTAATATTTTTCTACCTTCTACTTTGTAGTTAGAATCAAAATCTAATATACGAAGTAGTCTCATACAATCTGATGGTAAAGTATATTGTGAACTAAAACCCCAAGCAGGTGTAGCTGTATCTGCTGCAAGTTCTACTCGCTTCTGTAAACAGTTCCAAGGATGTGATCTAAATAATGCGTCTCTAACTTGTGTATATCTTGCGTTGCAAAGTCTTGCGTTCTTTGAATCTTCTGTAAGTGAAAGAATAGTAGTTGCTCCTAGTTGATTTAATGCTCCATTACAGATGTCTACTATTGATGCCATATTTTTTCCAAATGTCCTCGTTAGAAAGATTTAGTTCATCTTTCTTTTGCTTTGTTAATTCGTTGATACTACCTATATCAATTTTTTCAACTAAAGCATATCTATAAATCTTATTATCGTTTCCCCATTGAAAATGCAACAAAAGTCTAGGCTCTTTGTAAATATCTATGAGTCTTGGGTCAAATCTAGCTCTTGTCATAAAGAAAGATGGGGGATTGCTCCCCCACCTAAATTATTGATTAGTCTATAACATAAGTCATGTGCAACTGAATAGTTCCAGTACCATTAGCTCCTGCAATAGTTACAGAAACTGGGATACCATCTTTATCAGCGTTCACAACTGAGTTCTCACCTAAAGCTATTGTTGTTGCAATAGCAGCAGATGAAGCAGATGCTGAAGAAGCAGCCGCTTTGAACTCATCAACGTCAAGAGCTACTGTTGATCCTGATGAATCAATGTATGCGTTATGACCAACTGATAATGTAGTTGATGAACCTAGTGCATCATGTGCAAGTCTACCACCAAGGATTCTAGCTCCATTTGGTAAACTAAACATATGAATAGTTGATTGTTCTGCACTCGCTTCGTACTCAGCAAAAGCTACTCGAACTCTACCTGCAAGTTCGTTAGTCTTTACTTTCTCAGAAGGAGTAGCAGCAATTTTCGCTTGTTGTATTGAATTTGCCATAATATTTTATCCTCCTCTATTACGCTTCGTGTGCTTGAACTTCTACCACTTTTTCTTCTTCCATTCTCGTTGCTCCAATGCTCATGCAGTAGTAAACTTGAGTAGCATACGATTTGTCTGCTCTTTCGTCTATTCTAGCTTGAACATCTTTACCAACCGCTAATGTGATGCCATCTTGTGCGAAAGCAATACATTTTCTTTTAGAAGATGCGATAGATAGTCTGTTTGATACTATAAAGTTAAAACCTAAGAACGAGTTGATTTCACCATTTGCCAATGCTTTGACAGTATTAAAATCGCTACTCGTAACTTCAGTAGTTCCTAATAGATCGTTGATTTGTCTTGGAGATACAATAATGAATCTCGGTATTGATGGGTCTACACTTGCTAAGTCGAACTTTTCTTTTGTAGTTCTTAATTTAGCAATAGTTAAACCTGCTGTACCTGACTCAACTATTTTCTGTCCTGCTGGTAAAGAAGTAGATGTACTTCCTGTTTCACCAGTAAAGGCAGTTCCCAAGGCAGCCGATATTACTACATCATCCATAGCTCTACCCATTGCCATAGCAGCAGCTTGAGCATAAGAAGATGTCGGGTCTATTAAGAGTCTTACTTTATCTTGTTGATCTATTAAATCCGCAAATTCGTAATCCGCCAAGCTGACACGTCTTCTAGCGTGGGGGGTATCTATTTGTGGAGTGTCTGAATGTCTGCTAGTTTTTAAAACAGCAGTTACTTTCCCGACTTGGTCAAAGAAAGCATTTTTCCCGACAACAGATTCAAGACGAACTTTGTCTCTTAATAACGATCCCATTTGTTGAGACAACATTTGAATGTTAGCAGAATACTGCTGGACAAATGCTGTAGTTATTTGTGATGACATATTAGTCTCCCATTGTTATCATTTATTTAAAACAATCAGAGAAGTTATCCGCCTACGCAGGCATCTCTTGGATTTTAAGTCTTTTAGACTAGAGTCTATTCCTTCTTGCCAGTAAGGTTCTTACGAATTGTCTTACCTATAATCCAATTATAATACTTTTCACAAATTGGCAAGGGGTTTTCTTTTTGATTTATTGAACCAGACTCTACAACTACCCTTAAAACCTCAAGTTTTATTTCTTTGTCATTAAGATGATTACTTGGTTCCACTCAACATCTCCCTTAAAGTATACACTTGTTGCACAGTTTTATCGTGATTTGGGTGAGATTTATTCCAATAAGGACCAGTTTTATCATTCATTATCTGATCTATTTCTTGTTGAATATCTGTTGATCTATCCATGTTTTCAGCTTCTGTAGAAACTATTTTATCTTCAGATAGTAGATTAGCAATCTTTGCAAAGCCTTTTACTATTTCAGGATGATCTCCTACTCTAGTTCCATCTTTTAGTTCCATTAATAAAACTTCAGGACTTACATTTGCTTTTGCTAATGATTTGGCTTTTGAAATATTTGCATCATATTCTCTACCCCACTCTTGTCTCAAAGATTGTTGAGCTTGAGCTTGAGCAGTTTCTGTATCTACTTTGGATTGTTGTATAGAACTCTCTGTAGTATTTTTATAAAAATCAAGAACGCCTTGAGCTTGTTGATTATTCAAACCAAGTTTATGTGCTTGTTCTTGAAAAGACTTAATAGCAGTTTCTTCAAAAGGAATTACATCTGATTTTATATTTAAAGAATATTTATCAGCACTTTCTGGTCTACCCATTTTACTATAAGCATCACTCCATTGATCCTCAGTAAAATTATTATTTGGCACAACCATTTTATCTTGTCCAATCATTTTAGTTGCATTGATATATGACTTTGCAAGTGCATCTATTTCTGTAAATTTTTGTATGTTTGGATCATTTCTAAACTCTTCTGAAATTGTTTCTTTCCAACTTTTAGCAACAGTTGGTTGCTCTGTTGTAGTAGAAGAGATTGGTGTGTCTGCATTAGCAACAGTTGTTTGTGTTGCTTGTGGTTGTGCTTCTGTAGATGTCTTTTCTACAGGCACAGTTTCTTGTGTTATCTGTTCTTTTGACATTATGTTTCCTTTGATAGCAGCATTTGTTTAATAAATAGAAAGACGCTGCGTTGTCCTTCTAAGTATGCACTTTCATGACTATCACCTTTTATATTTGTGGTAGTCAAAAAATGGCATCGTTTTTCAAGATCAGACAAAACTCTTTGACCTTCGTCTGTGTTGAATACTGTTTTGTAATCTGTTTTAAGTTGTTTTAGTTTTTTTTCTATTTCTTTTGTGTCCATACTATTCCGCTTCAGCATTTGCTATAGCTCTTGCCTCTTCAGGCAATACTTTAGCAAGCGGTGCTACATCTCCTCCAGCTTTCGCTACTTGTTGTAATTGTTGCATCTGTTGCATTTGTGCTGCTTGTTCTTGTTTAGCTTCACGTTCTGCATTAACTTGAGATTGAAGTTTTAATATTTTTTGTGGAACTCCAACTAAGTCTGCAACATGTTTTACTAGAGCATCAAAGTTTACATAATCAAATACTGGTGCAACATTTGCAAGTGAACCTAATATTTCTATTGCTCTAGTTATTGATGATAGTTCTGTAGATTTTTGTGCTTTAGCTAATGGTGATACATATTCTATTTCTACATCTTGACCTGATAAAAATTCAGGTGCTTGAACAAAATGATTATTTCTAAATAGAATTGCAAAGCATCTATCTATTAAAGGTTTTAATAATTCTGATTGTAGTCTACCAAGAACAGGACCTAACAATCTCATCTTCTCTTCGTTTCTTTGTATAACTTCTGTTGCTGTCATTTGGGGACCTTGTTGCATCATAAGTTGATTTACATAGAACACAGCTCTAATTGCATCTCTTCTTTGTTGCTCCATATTTAAACCAAGAGGATTGTTTGCACCAATATTTAATGGTTCAATTCTATCTCTAGTTCCTGATCTATAAAAATTTAACCCTCCCGGTACAGTTCTAACCGGTAATAAAAAACCATCATCAGGAACAAGTAATGGTGGGTCTACTTGTTTTTGTGCTGCTTTGATTGTTGTCTTTGACATTTCATTTAACATTTTTACATCTGGTAATGCGGTCATCGCAGGTGAACGACCATAGATTTCATGTGATGCTTTTAAATATCTAGGAACTACAAATGGAAATTCTTTGAAACCTGATACTGATAATTCATTTCCATTTTTATATTCTATGTATACAGATTCAAAAGGCATATTCTTTTGATCTCTTTTTGTAGGATCAAAGTCATCTCTTGGATATACTGCATGTAATATTTCAATATCGTTGTATGGGTCTTTGTCTGCTTGTTTGCTTATATCTTGAGATACTGCTGTGCCAAATTGTTGTACTGCTGCTCTCGCAGTAATTTTAAATTTTCTAAATACTGTATCTATTCTACCTTTATTGTTTTCAGTTATAAATATTTCATTGATATGTCTTGTTGAAAATTTTAATAAATCTTCTTGATCCTCTTCTATAAACATAGCTGCTGTACCAAATGTTATAAGGTCATGGTACAATTCAAATATTTCTTGTTGAAAGTTTGATCTATTGAAAGCTGTATACATAACATCTGTTACACCTTCTAACCAAAGTTTTGCTTCATCATCATTTTGAAAATCTTGATTTTTATATCTTAATGTAAACCAAGGAGTAGAAGGGTTAGTCAACATTCCATGAAGGGATGCTGCTAACAATTCTACAGCTTGTATTGGAGAAGAATCAAAAATTAATTCTGTTCGCTTATCACCTCTTGATCTAGTTTTTGTTACATCAGCTTTTCTTGGTTGCATATAATCTGCAACTTCTTGCCAATGAGTTTCCCAATTTTGTCTACCTGTTTTTAACTTATCAAAACGTGCAAGTAAATTTTTTGTTAAATCTGTTTTTGCCATTTAATATCCTAATAAAGTTTTTCTACCTAAAGTTACTTCTTGTTCAACACCAACTGGTCCACTTAATATAGTTGATGCTCTACCTCTAGCTTTTGTTTTTCTTGAGTCATAACCTGTAGGTGAAGGATCAGATTGTGAAACTTCAACTTTGGTTGGAGTTGGTTTTGGCGGTGGTGGTGGTGGTGTCGGTCTTTTTGGTCTAAATGATCCTCCCATAATTATACTCCAAATGTTGATGATGATTTTGTTTCTTTAGTTTCTTTTACTTTTTTTTTAGTTTCGTTTTCAAATGTTTTATCTGTGCTTGAGTCATCAAAAACTTGTATATCGGAAATAGGAAACTCCTCAAATAATTCTAAATGCTCATCCTTTTGTTTTTTTGGTGTAAAAAGTTTTTTAATAAATTTAAACATTATGATCCTAATAAAGTTTTTAATTTTGACTCTTCGCTTTCTTGAACACCTAATGGTGATGTAAGTATTGTTGACTTTCTACCTCTACGTTTTCTTTCAATCTCAGCTTGTTCTTTTGCTATTCTTTCTTTTTCTGCTTCACTTAATTCTGTGCTTGGTGGCTCTGGTGGCGGTTGAACCGGGGGTAACGCTGGCATTTTTGGTGTTAAAAAACTCATAATCTATATAATCCTATAACTATTATCTGCTACACTTTGTGGTGCAACTTGTCTAGTATTTAATTCTTGTAGTCCTATTGCTAGATACCTCATGGCATCGCAAGCATGTGAACTCCAATCATGTACCGGCTTTGATCTAAACATTCTATTTTTATCAATATACTTCCGATGGTAATGTCTTAACGCATCTATTAGGTTTTTGCAATGGTCAACGTCAATCCAACACCTAGGTAATATCATGCTAGTTGCATGTATACCATCTTCTAATGGTATTTTGGGGACTACTCTGAACCTAATACCTAATTGATAGGCGACCTCTCTTCGGGTCTTACCATTACTAAAATCAGTAACTTCTATATCGTGTGGAGCAAAATGATCTTTATAAACATAATCTTTATCTTTTATCATTTGAATATAATGCGGCAATCCTTTGCCTCTCTCCTCATGGTAATCAATAATATTTATAGCTCTTCCTAATTGTTGATAAAATATTATAGCACTATGATCTGATACCCCTAAATCCCATGCGGTTGATACTGGTAAACTAGGGTCATAAGGAACTCTGCTTATCTGCCTTTTGTTTTCCATTTTTGCTAGTTCATCTGCATAGATTGCACCTTCTATGTTTGCAATCCAATCACATTCAAACTCTTGCAAAAACTTCTTTTCACCCATAACCTCTTTTGCTTTGGTCAACTCTTCTTGATCTACTATCTTTGTCTGGCTAGCCTTTGCTTTGTATTGAAACCAATCTTCAGCTCCTTGAGCATGTTGGTATAAATCATAAAAATTATTATTCATGCCTTGGGGTGTACCTATAAAGACGCAATACCCCTTGCGATCACTTAGAGCCGGTCTAATTATTTCAGGAAATAGCTTTTCGTTTACGTTTGCATACTCATCAATTACGCAGCCATCAAGATATATACCCCTCAAGCTATCCGAGTTCTCGGAGCCTAGCAAGGTGATACGAGAGCCATTAGGTAAATCAACTCTTAGTTCTGTTTCGTTAAACTTTGTGTAAGGTATCTTGGCGGTAAACTGTTTCATGTAGTCCCAAGCTATAGCTTTTGATTGTTTAAATGTTGGCGAAATATAGGCAAACCTAGGATTTTTGTTTTTAGATGTGAGTGCTGATCTTATTAAATGGTTTATCATACACACAGTTTTGCCAAATCTTCTATGACAAACTAAGACCGACCATCTAAATTTAGATATTTGTTTATGTAAGTAAGCCTGATGCTTACGAGGCGTGTAAGGTATTTTAATATCCATAACTAATGGATTGTTTTACTAGGTCTATCTTCAATAGGTTTGTAATCAAATCCTAAACAAAGCATTGCAAATGTAATAAATAAATGCGCAGATCTTTCACTTGAGAAACCTTGAAACATTAATACTACATCGTTTGTGCCTTTTTCTACAAAGCATATTGATTCTAAATCTTGTTTAGTAAATTCATCCATATACTACATTTAGTTTATATTTATAGGTCTGTCAAAGGGTGGCTGTGTGTAAGGGAGTCCTCGAGTCCCATGTATATATATATATAAAATACAGGCGCATGCTAGGGGTATACCCCCATAACACAAAAGCAAAAACCGCAAAAAGCTACAGTATAAATTAATTATGACCGATAATCTTTTATTATCAATATACCGAGATGGTAATAAATTAACTTAATAGGTCAGTATTATTGCCGCTTGTATATGCGGGGTCGCTGCATGCCGGTTATATGTGGAAAATCCAACTTTAATATTAATTCATTTTTAAGTATTGTTTAACTTTCTCTATTGTTTCAACTGTTTGAATGCTTGGTAATATCTTGCCATCTATTGTAATTGGTTTAATTAAATAAACAGCTTTTTTAACTCCTTCAAACATATCTGAAAATCTGTAAGTGTGTTGAATTAAAAACTTATTTTTTGATTTACCACCGGTTAAAAGTTTATAATTTATATCATTAAAAAACTTTTTATTACTCGGTGAGAACCATAATTTATTTACTTTTTTAAGGTCTTGTAATGATTTAATCATTTTATATTACTCCTTGTTGTTTTTTATGCGGTGCTTTGGTTAGGTCATTCCCCGCTACTAACACCGCACTTCTCAGATTATCACGCTGGGAGATTAACACCCATTCGGATAAATCTATTTAGCGGTGTTCACTTCGGACTAAAACATACCGCTACTAACACCGCATTTTCAAATTATAAAAATATTATGTCTAAATTAAGGCATATATTGTCTTATTATTGCCATAATTATAACCGATAAGGTTATATGACTTTGAATGTGATTTTAAACCAACACCCGACTTTTGATGGTGATAGGATAACAAAGGATTGAAATTTGGTGTTAATAAAATTCTTTTGACGTTCAAAGTCATAAAACAACTATGAGGTATAAAAATGAAAATATATAACACTAAAAACATTTGGCAATTTAAGAGTAGCTTATGGTCTATAGCTGGTAAACTTGGAATTGATTTAGATATGAACCAAGTATCAGGTAATTGTCATAGAGTTAAATTAAAACTTGGAACATCTAAAAAATATCAGCGTTTAGGATTTTCAAGAAATAAAGATGGATCAAGAAAAAAAGTAAACGCTGTCTGTTGGCATGGTTACAGGGACTTTTTAAAAGAACTGTATTTAATTTCAGGAACTTTTAAAGTTGTAACAGCTCAAGCAACTTATAATAATATTGAAGATTTTTATAATAAGTTTGAAGCCACAGGTAATAATAATATCGGTTCAATGGTTGACCCCTTGCCATATAGGAAGGCTTGCAACTGTGAACGTACTAACTTTGTCATTGTAACTGAAAAGGAGCTAGCTGCAAATAACTACAGGCTAGACCCTAAATTTTGGATAAATAAAAAAAGAAGGGAGCTAATAAAATGAAAAATTTACTTTGTTTATTGCTTGGCTTTGTTACAGCCTTTTTAGGTTTTATCTTAGCAATTCATTTTGATTTTGTTGTGGGTTTATTAATAACATTTGGCGGGGTCATGGCTATGAGCTATGGCTTGCCTAACTGGCTAAACGAGGGGGAATAATGAACTCAAAAGATAAAGCAATTAAAAAGTACCAAAAAAGATTCAATACATTTATGGCTAGGTTTCAAAAGGATTTAGAGACAGACAAGGTTTTAAAATCTGAGGTAAAACGATGGAATGTTTTTGCTGGTATGTGTGTACTAATGGTCAGAGAAATACAAAGCTATTTAAAGAGTTGTAAAAAATGAGTGCTGGCTTTGGTGTATTAATGTTCTTTTATTCTATGGGTTGCCTTCTTATTGGCGCATTTATAGCTTACAAAATAATAAATAGAAAGACAGACGAGGAAAAAGAGAACGAGGATTATTTAAAAGAACTAAAGGATAAACTTTGAAAGGGGGTACATATCAAATGAATAAAATAGTTTTGATTATTTTATTAGCTTTGACAATGACCGCATGCGCTAACAAGAAGATAATGGTTGGCAAAAAGTGTGCTATAGATGATGATGTAGCTGGCTATGAGAATACAAAAACAGTTACCTCATCATGGATTTGGTTTGTTGAAAAAGATACAGATTGGTCTGATGTAATCAATAAAGAAAATTGTATTGATTAAATGGCTGAGTTAAAAATTAAGACCCTGTGCTATTGGATTTTGGCTCGGGGTCTTTTATATCATCAACTAATGCTGCGTCTAAGTCAACGAGATCAGGAGTATCTGTCCAAGATACAGAAATTTTCTGATCTATATTCTGTTTTATTGGCTTGTTATCAGAATAAAGATCGGTTAGCTTCCCAGCTAGGTATTGAATAAACTTTGTTTTTTCTCTGATCCATAGTATTTGATTTGGATTTTCGACCTCTTGGTATTGGAATATTTGTAACAGTTTATCTATTAATGTTTGAATACCAATCTTACGAGCCTCAACTATCTTATCGTTGAGGTCTTTGTTTTTCTTTAATATGCTGTAAAACTTTTGTAAGCTCATCGGTGAGACAGGAAGGTTTTTGTCTTGCACTATTTCTGTAAGGGTCTTTCCTTCTACTAAGTTGCTTATAATAATATCTTGATTTTTTATTAGTTCCAATTCTAGGTTTGACTTTGTTATTGTAGTAGTCTCTAACTTCTTGGATTGATTTGTCTCTAAACTGTCTGAGCTTTGAGAGTTGTTTGATTCTTGTTTCATCTGTATAGTTTGGTTGATTGAAACCTTTTATATTATTTCCGCCATGAAACCTACATAAATATTTTCCATTGGCTGTTAAATATCCTTTTGCTAAACAAGGTCTTTTACTTCTTCTTGTCAGACCTTGACAGAAAACTTTTCGTTGCTTGAACCCTGCCATATTCTTTCTTATTCTTTGCTACCTTATTCTTATAAAAATAATTAGTTTTCTTTCGCACATTATCCACTATCTTAGGATCAATACTTATATAAGTTTTATTTTTCTCCTCTTGTATTTCAAGAGCCTTCTTACAAAGGTATGGGTTGTCATTATTATCAATAGCTTTCTTAAGCTGTTCAGGGGGGTATTCATACGCTATCTGTTCTATAATATGGTTCGTATCGCTACCACCTTCTGCAAGAACTCTTATAAAGTTACTAATGTTAGTTTTATATGATAGTTCTTCTAATAGTGATCTATCAGAAACACCGGTGTTCCAATTTGAAACATTAGTGTTTCGTTTTGAAACATCATCTCTATAACCTACAATATACTTAGCATTTATTGTGTATAATAGTGTAGATTTAAGTCTTTTTTTATGTATAATACCCGCTTTTTCTAAAAGTTTTGTGGTTCTGTATACAGTAGTGCGAGATAAACCAGACATATTAGCAATGGTGGCTTTGCGTGGATAGCAAGTCAAGGTTTTAGAGTTTGCAAACTTGAGTAAACATATAAATACAAGGAAGGCGTTAGCTCGTTGCTTGTTTGGAATAGTTCTAAATTGTGAGTCCTCAAACAGACTAAACTTAACCCTGATATGTGGCTCATATTTATGTTGCATTTTTGCAACACTTTCTATGCTCATCATGTATCGAGTATAAATAAGCTAGCCATTGGTCTTGGCTCATGTGGTAAATCGCACTCACAGGCTCTGTAATGCGCTTAATTCTAAATTTCATATCAACCCCTTGAGGAGTGTAAAAAACTAAAAATCCGGGTACTCCTAGTGCCTCTGCGACCCTCTTTGTAAGGGTAGTAGCCTTATAAACCTGACCTTTGTCATAGCATGTCTCTTTTACAGCTAATGGTTGATAGCACTTAGGACATACCTCTATGAAATCTATATCAATTCCAGCCAAATCAGGGAAGCGTCTATGCCAATCGTTATAGCTGCCATTACTAAATGCGTATGTCCATCTAGCCATGTTTCCTCAATTCATAAATATAAATATGTTTACCAAGTGTGTCTTTGTAATATGCTTTCCCATTATCTAATGCAGTTTTAATTCTTTGTGCGTATGGTTTAATCTTACCATTATATTTAGTTCTAATAGTTTTGTCATGATATAGTTTGTTATTATAAACAATAACCTTACCTTTATTTGTCATGCCTTGATGTTTAAAATTACTAGCTTTATAAATAATACCTTGATGATTATAAGTTTCATCAGCATAACTAATAACTTTAGTGTGATCTGTGTTTCTTTTTAACCAACGCAAAGTAAAACCTATAAAATAACTTTCAGTATTCTTGGGTGTATTATCTATGCAACATAACCTACGCAGTTCAATTAAATCTTTTTCTTTTGATACATATTTTTTCCAAACATTTGCCATAGCAATTTGTCCATACATAATAGCACCAATAAGATTATTGTTATCAAGTAATGCAAAACAATAATTAGATTTAAGACCATTAATATTTTTAGAGTAATGCCAAGTTTCTATGAAGTCTTTTACATCCTTTCTATTACATATTTTTACTTTATATTTTTTAACACTCACTTATTTTTTTTGTTTATTTTTTAAAACCAAAATAATGTTGTCTTTCAATTCAATGTCTTTTTCTAAAGCAAGAATAATACCAGATTGTTTTTCGATATATCTTTTTTGTCGTTGTATCTCTTTCTTAGCTTCTTTTAATTTAGATGATAGCTGCGCATCTTCAAACATACCAGTATAGGTCATTGTAGTTTCTCAATCTTTTTAACAACTCCTCTAGGGTAAACAGTTATATTGCCAACTGTAAGCTCGCCATCATCATCAAAACTATGTGATGCAAAAATGATTACTCTTCTTGAATCTTTAAATAACAGATACCCGGTATCTTCACACCAAGAATAGACTTGATCTTTTGCTTTATTTAAAGTCATCCATTCCGGGTTTGATACAATATCTTGCCAGTATATTTTGACCCTTTTGTATTTAAACTTTTTTATTTTTTTCCCAGTACTCTTCATAAAAATCATTTGGTTGAACTTCATTGTTCGTGCCATTTTTTATCTTCAACATAAAATCTGGGTGAGGTATACGATCACCTTTGGCATAACGAATAATGTTTGTTGCTGGGTTAAAATTATGTATTTTCAAAACATTTGCTGTTTCTGAATAACTATAACCTTTCTTTTTTATCCAATCTTTGAGTCTCATAAATCCTTTCGGTTGCCTTGTTATAGCCATATTGGCAAGTTAAATCAATAAAAAAAAACACTAGACAAACTGGTATATAATAGACTATAAGGAGTAAAACAACTATGAAAAAACCAAACGAAATATTTAAGCTCTTATCAGGTGGCGAAGGCTTAGATCATTTTAGTTTTTCTCAGCTCTCCAAAAGATACAAACCTATCTCAATGTGGATAGTAGATTATTTTTGTAGAAAACAGGATCAAAGAAGAAAGGACAAGAAGAGATATAAACTTGGCTTTGGTAGCTGTGCTAATAATGTAGCGCAAAAATTAATTGGTAAGTATTATTTTGAGGGAGCTGATAGAAAAGAAATATTAGAAAGAGATTACAAAAAAGTATTTCAATTTGAATACAATAAATATCTTAAAGAACCATACGATGATAACGATAAAAAGATAAGAGAACAAATAGAACAACACATACATGAAACAATCACAAACATTTTAGCTGCGGTTAAAAATATATTTCAAGATAAAGAACTAACATGTGAGAGATATGTAAGCATGATACTTGAAGATTTAATTATAGGAATAACTGGTCGTGTGGATTTTGAAACCGATTATGATTTTGCTGAGTGTAAAACAAAACCACCTACTGCAAAATTTATTAAAGGTGATTTAAAAATATATACTCAAACATTACCAAAAGAACCAGATGAAGAGAACATACCTCAAGTTGCCTTTTATAAAAAGGCTAGCAACAAGACTCCATTTTTATTTTACGCAAACGATAAAGACTTTATTATTTTTGATGACACACATGAAAAACTATCAAAAGATTATTTAGATTATAACTTAGACCAAATGATTAAGAAGGCTAAGACTATACAAAGATTACTTTTATTAAGTAATGGTGATCCAATGCGTATGGCTGAGTTAGTTGAAAGACCTGACATTACACATTGGACCATGAATGATGCAAGTAAAGAACAACTACAAATAATTAAAAAATTGTGGGGATAAACTAACAACAAACAAAAAGGAGAAACATGTCTTGGTTAATATACAAAGGAAAAGTAATAGGCACTTATACTTTTATTTATGCACAAAAAGTATGGGGTTTGTTACCATTTTAAATAAATGAAAAAAACAACTAAAGGAATATTATGGAAAATTTAAAATTAAGAATAGCAAAAGTAGTAGATAAGTGCAAAGAAGATGGAACTTACATGGATCCAGAGACAGGTAAAAGTTGCATCAAAGCTGCAAGTAAAATCAAATATTTTATTGAAGAGTTTGTAGGCGAGATAGGTATAAAAACTAGCATCAAATCTTTTGATGATTTTTATGTCGGCTACACAGAAATAAAAGATAAAGATGGTTTAATACTATCAACCGGACATGCTAAAGTTTTCAGAAACAAACCCAATTCATTTGAGTGTGCTGAAACTTTTAGCTTATCAAGAGCTTTATCTTTCTTTGGTGTAATGGATGATAACATTACCTCAAAAGAGGAGTATGACCACATAGGCATACCTTTAAAAGAAAGAGGAAGTGCTGATGTAATTGAACATCCTAACTCTGTATCGGGAATGACTTATATAGCATCTCTCGCAAAAGTTAAGTTGTTGGGTACACCAGTAGAACACATCATTGAACTTATATCAAAAGCAAAACATCCAACGAGGTTACATTACATTAAAAATGTTTCCTTTGCGGAAGAGTTCAATGTTGCATTAACAAGACATCCTGCGGTTTATAGAGATTTGATGGATCGTTATGACGTTAGGATGTTACAACTTAACAATCAAGGAGCAAAAAAAAATGGGTGAAAAAATATATATTAAACTCATACCAAACGAGAAAAGAACTGCACCTAATCAACCAAGTTATGTTGCACCGCCAAACTTAAAAAGACCAGATAAGAACTGGACTATTGGCGTTGAGATAAATGGTAAATGGTACAGCCAAGCTGGTTTTGACGAATTAGCTGAGAATGGTGAACCGACAGGTGGTTTGACAATTTGTTTAACACCAAATGAAAAATCTCCCTCTCAAGGTTCAGGAGGTGGAGGAACACCAAAATTTGCATACAAAAAACCTTATGCAAAACCGGGTTCTTATGCTAAATAACAAGAACATAAGTTGTAATTATTTATAAGACTTATGTCTGATGAGGCGGAGTTTTTGAGTCATCCTTTCGGCTCTCTCTTTAGTTGTTTTCTCTGCCTCATCCCCTAATTTATGACAACAATAGACCTCAACGAACAAAAAATAAAAAAAATTATGGCAGATCGCCAAAAAGATTATGGTGATTATGATGAGAATTTCAGATTACTTGCAATAATATTCAATGTTATTTTGCATGATATTTTAAAAGATGATATACAACCACATCAAGTTGCGCAACTTATGATGGGGTTAAAATTATTTAGGACTACAAAAAAATTTAAGAGTGATAACTATGATGACTTGGAAATCTATACAAAAATGGCTAAAAACCTACATAAAAAAACTATAGACAAAAAGGATAAAGATGAGTAATTATATTAGAATTAAATCAGGCGAGGCAAATTTTATTTTGTCTGAAAGATTTGAGAGTGTTGAAAAGGCTGCTGATCCCAACGCACAGGGAGAGTTAGTAGAATGTGAAGTTACTGGAGTAAAGATAGACTTCACCAAAGTGAAAAAGGAGAAGGATGGACAAGTTACGACAACGACTCCAAAAACTCAGGGATTTGCAAGCAAAGAAACATAGCAAGTTTCTTGAGACTCAAGATAAAGCTAAGAAGTATAAGAAAGATAGTTTTAGATTGATTTGGAAGATTGAAAGAACTAAAGAAATGTTGATGCGATAAGCATTAAAATTATAAAAAAAACAACAAAGACCGAGGGGATTCTATGGCTCTATTAAAAACAATTTGCAAAAAACATATCAAAGATAAAGGCAACAATTATTTTATCTATGTTCATAAAAAGGCATGGTATCTTTTTACAGATGCTGAACAAAAATTATATGAAGATGGTTTTATAAATGGTTACAAACAAGCTCAACAAAATAAAAAGAAAGGTATCAAACTAACAGAGCAAAAACCAATTAGTAAATATAGTTGGGTTAATAGACCAATTCTTTATCAGTTCTCGAAGCCAAAACAAGATATACTTAATTCTATAATTAACAAAGTTTGTATAAGATATGAGGTAAGTAAAAAAGATTTACTTGGTAAAGTAAGATCAAGAGATGTAGTTAGATCAAGAAACATCTGTCAAAATATTTTATATGATAAATATAAAATGAACTTATCAAGTATTGGAAAAATATTTGGTCAAGACCACACCACAGTAAACTATGCTATACAAATGAAACTACAACAAAAATATTATTGGGATCCTGCTCAAACTATTTGGGATGAGTATAATGAACTAATTAAGTTCTAGCATAATTAGGTTTCTTACCTTTTCTTGGTCGTCTCTCAGCAGTTTTCTTTCTTGATACAGCAGCACGTCTTTGTGCAGGTGTCATAGCTCTAGCTTTTGCAGCAGGTACGCATTTAGGATAGTTACGTCTCTTCTCTCCTTTGCTCCTACCACACTTGGGAAAGCCACCACCTTTCTTAGGATTAGCAATGTCAACCCAATTAGCTCTTACCCAAGATCGTAAACCTTTTGACATTACTTTCTTTTTTTTCTTGTACCTTTAGGTTTTATTCTACCACTACATACACCAGCAGCGTACATGTTTGCATACGCTGATGGATATACTTTAAACTTTCGTTTAGCAGCAGCTTTACCTTTTGCACAAAGTTTAGCCATATCTTTTCTTTTTACCTTTTCTTAACTTTGCAAAGTCAGCTCTTGTAATCTTATCTCTAGGTTCAGCAACTCGAGCTATCTTCATTTGTTTTTTAGTATATTTTTTTTTACCTTTACCCGGCATTATCTTTTACTCGCTTTCATTTTTGTTTTATTTTTTTTCTTATCCATTTTCTTTTTTTTACCCATTGGTTTCTTCATTTTTTTTCCATAGTGTCCCGGCATTGTGCCTCCTTTTTTTTATGACAGTATTTATCAAAACAACTTCCATCACGACCATCGTGGCAAAAGTGTTTCTTCTCTGCATTTATAATCCATCCACCTTCGTTATTCAACAATTCTTTTTCACACATATTGCAGTACCCACAAACAAAAATTCTATCTTTGGTTTTATTCCAAGTCTTTCTTACCATTTTTTACAAGACCAATAACGTGCTGTAAATTTATCAGTTGCTGTATTGCATCTATGTCTTGCTCTGAAACTTTTTCTAGCTGCTGGATTCGATTTACGAATTTTCATGTTGGCATCTCCATACCTGATAATTTTTGATTTGCCACCTTTACATGCTTTGACTACAAATTTTTTACCACCTTGAACTTGTCTTTTAGGCGTGTTGCATTTCATTTTTGATTTATCTATTGCCATATTAATCTATAATCTTTGTAATTTTTTTTTGACCCATGTATATTTCCATTTGTGCTTTGACTTTTTTACATTCAAATCTTACACGCTGCGGATTTACTTCACGCAGAGCTATGCGCTTTGACTTTAGGCATGAAGATAAAGTATCTTTATAAGTAAATTCTACTCTCTCATTATTTAGAAACATTATTAGTGCTATAACTACTTCCATTTTCTCTTACCTTATCTTTTAATTTTTCAACATCTTCACGCAATCTTTCAATATCTTTCATCATTCTTGAGATATTTACTCCATTGTGCATCATCTCATCTACACGCACTATAGTCTTTTCCAAATCAGATGCTAGTGATTCTTGAATCAAAAATTGCTCCTGATCTACTGGCTTCTGATCGGAAGCCTTGAGCAGGTCAGATTGCATAAGCTCACGACTTGTTTCAAGAGATGTAAGTCTAGCAGTAAGTTCTGTGTAACCGATTACGCCAGCGATAATTCCAGCAATAATAGCCAACATGTTTTTGATTGGCATACTTACTGATGTACTTTCGCTGATCTTCATTACAATATAGTTGCTATAACAATAATTAAAATAATAACACCTGATACAATTTTATGATCTGACCAAAAGTGTTTTAATACTTCTTTTATTTTATTCATAATTACCCTCCCCTTATATACTATAATTTTTTATTTACCTTGTCTATTGTAAGATTTCCAAGACCTTTTGCGACTTTTGTTCATAGAACTCATCTTAGGTCTACGACCAATGCTAGTTTTTTTTGGTATTCTTTCGTGTGGTATTTTTTCTACGTTGAATTTTTTTCTTGCCATAGCCTTGTTGGGATAAGTGTGTTACCCTTTTACTGTATTGTTGTACGAATATTTTTTTAACCATATATCCTTTTGTTTTAATCCTTTCTCATCTTGTTTAGTTTTTGTTTTATGATCTATTTTAGTTATATCAATTACTTCAACTAAAGCATATCTATAAATTTTAGTATCAGAATTTTTCCATTGAAAATGTAATAAATGTTTAGGTTGTTCATAGTTAGATAATAAAGAGGGATCAAAGGCAGCTATTGTCATTTTTTAAATTTTTTATTGGACAATAAATTAGTAACAGATATTCCATAGTTGCCACCCACTACAATAAAAATTAAATATAAATAAACCTCTGGTATATTTTTAAGTTGCTCAAAATAAAACTCTACTTTTTTTAACATAGCCATATCACCATAAAATGTAGCATAAGCAAGTATACCTAATGGTGCTAATATAAATGCACCTAACACTAAATCTAATATTAATGATCCATTTCTTTTTGCTCTTTCGTTACCAGTTTGCATCTCTTGAAGAGCAATTTGATGTTTACGTTCACTCTTCTCTGCTCGTCTGTTCATATAAGTTCCTACTGCTTTAGAGCCTATTTTAAATAATATATTGTATGGCAGCATATTAGTTATTTAATCCACATATATAATTTCAACATTTAATTTTTTTTGTATATCACTTTTAGGTCTATTTATCAATGATCCAACTGTGTTCCTTTTATATCCATCTTTAGCCATAAAATCTTTTTTTCTAGTGTTTTTTGATTTTACATCATAGGCTTTATACTCACCTGTTTTAATATTTAGAGTTATAATATCAATGGGACCAAGACCTCCTAATGGTGTAAAAACTAAAATGTTTGGGTCTTTGGCAAATTTAAGTTGTGCTGTGATTTCGCTAGTTAGTCCTGCTATTGTTGAGGAGTGCCTAACCATTCCATTTGAAGTAGCCTAGCAAAGCTCCTGCTAGTCCACCTAATATAATTAATAAATTAATTGCTCCTTTCCCTTTTGATACATCTGTTCTTAGTTGTTTTATTTCTAATCTCATTTCATCTATTGCTTTAAATAATGTTTTCATTCGTTCTGCGCAAACTTTCTCATGTGTTGAAAGTCTAACTCCAGCCGATAACTCTCCATAATCTTTGCTTGTAATTTTCTTTTTTTTACGCATTGACTCCCTCTAAATATTCTCTGCAATAAAACTTTATATATATCTCATATTCATTTACATCATCAGGTCCTATCTCTATTATTTTAGAACTTGATTCTTTATAACCAGCGATCATACATGAATAAACATCATCATACAATATATCTTCTAAAGGTATTGGTTCTAAGCATGATGTAGCAACACCGCTACAAAGTATCATACTTAGTATGTATTTCATTTTAGATTAAAATTCATACCACGTTTTATTATCTTCATCCCATGAATATCTTTTACCATCATTAGGGTGTGGTGTTGGAGCTTGCCATAAACAAGTTTCGTGATCTAAAATCCAACTATCAAAAGGTTTTGGTTCTATAAATGCGTCTAAATTTTGATAATAAGTATAACCTACTCCTGCATAATTTTTTCTTATATTACTATTATAAGATGTTTGTACCCAAACTGTATCATTACCATGAAGAGATTTTAAAAATTCTATTCCTTTTTCTTCAGTTGTTGCTATATCATTTGCAACTACTTCAACTCTTTCAACTATATTACCTGCTCCTAATTTTGCAAAATGTGCCATAAAATCTCCTATACTGTATAAGTCCCACTTGAATTAAATGTTAATATTGTATTTGAACCAGATGTTGTAACACTTGGAGAACCTGTTGATGTTGAAGAGTATCTATTTGTAGGTACTCTTATAATCACTACACCTGAACCACCATTTCCTCCTCTTTGATTAAAACCATCGTTTTGGTCAGAGCCGGTTCCACCGCCTCCACCACCCTTATTCGTAGCTCCATCACTTCCCATACCACCATTATAAGCTCCAGCATTACCGCCTCCACCTGAGCCTCCCGACCCAGCCGATGCGCCTCCCGCACCTCCGCCTCCAGCATAAGTAACACTTGATCCTGTAATATTATTTGAAGCACCATTGCCTCCATTTCCTCCAGTAGAGCCGCTATTATTTGATCCTGCTGCTGCTGCTCCGCCACCGCCTGATCCAGCAACTCCATAGGATTGACTTTTAACACTTGTATTTCCGCCTGCAAAACCTTGACCGGCAGTTCCTGCACCGCCTGTTCCCCCTCCCGGGAATTGACCAACTCCGCCTCCCGATCCTCCTGCAACTCCTGTTGTAGTTCCATAACCGGGTGATTTACCTCCTCCGATAGAGGTGATTGTTGTAAAACTGTTTGTTCCTGCTATTGAACTATTTGAACCACTTGAACCTGAACCAAAAGAACTATTACTTTTTGCACCTCCTGCTCCAATAGTGATTGTTAAAACTGTTCCGGGTTGAGCAGTAGGGGTTGTTTCGGGACTAGCACCTCCGCCTGTAGCCGCAACTGAGCTTCTCATACCTCCTGCGCCACCACCTCCTGTCGCAGTATGTTGCTCACCACTATTAGCTGCTGAACCACCTCCCGCTATTACTAAAAAATCTATTGGAACTGGCGGGGGTGTAACTGTTATTGAAAATGCTCTGTCTGCATTAGCATTTGTTGTAGATGCTCTTAAAGTAAAATTTGTTGTAGTTGAACTTACTACGTCTGTAGGATCACCTGATATAACACCAGTACTAGAGTTTAAACTTAAGCCACCCGGCAATGAACCTGATAGAACTGAATAAGTGATTGTATCACCATCTGAATCTGTTGCTGAAACTGTAAAATGATTTCCTGTAGTATCACTTTGAATAGTTCCTAATGATCCAGCAGAAGTTGACCAAGCAACACTTGTATCAACATTTATGGCACTTTCTAATATTGCGCTTGTGCCAGATGGATTTGTAACTTTAACAGCATAAGGTTCATTTGCATTAACAAAATTACTATCTGTTACAGTAATAGTTATTTGAGCTGTATTGTTAAATGTTGTGCTGTTAGGTGTTATATTTGAACCAGAAGCGGGTATAAGTAAAACAGTTGCACCATTAGCAAAAAGTGTACCTGTTATAACTATATCGGATGTTGTTCCTGAATTACTATCTATTAATGTTTTGCTTACCGCAGTAACAGTAGGTGGTGTATCTATAATTTTAAAACCTGAACCATCATAATATTCTGCAACACTTGTAGTCGTATTAAATCTAATTTGTCCTGTTGTTGATCCTCTTTGTGCTGTTGTACCAGATGCAACTTTAGTGCCTTCAGTACCTGTATCACTTATGTTTACAAAACCTGTTCCTAAATCTGCTATTGTTCTTGCTTTTGTCATATTACCTCGCTGTGCATGGTATGTTATTTGTTCCTACTAATGGTGTCTCTGCAAAAGCAATAAAGAAATAATTTGCTGCCTGATTTGCTGAACCATAAGTATTTATTTGTTTTATTCCATTTGATAAAAAATCCCATCCTTGACTTCCTGAACCATTACCTTCTGCATCACTTTCTGATGGAAAAAGATAATTTTCAACTAAATTGTCAGTATCTCTTTTGTTATCTAATATTAACCAAGAATTAGCTTGTCCATCTAATCTTTTTAAAATCATTAGAGCTGGTTTAAAACCAGTATATAAAAATGCTCCATCAGTACTATTAGTACCATAATATTTACCCCATTTACTATAACCAGTTATTTCTGCAAATACATAAGCTATATAATCAGCATCATCAGTATTGCATTTTGAGTTTGTTCCCACAGTAAAAACAGTTGAAGTAGGTGCTGTGTCGTTCCATATATTTGATGTAGTCTCTATAACTCCACTTTCATTTAAATGTAAATTTCTTGTCCAACCTAAATGAGTATTTCCTACTAACCAAGATTGAGCTGCATCTAAATTTTTAACAAAAATAAGACTAGGTGTTGTGCCTAAATGATGTGGTATTGTGTGTCCTGCTGAACCATTACCTTTATATTTAACTATAGAAAATCCTGCTGTTGTACTTACAGAATAAGAATACGCTTTGCCATATCCTGATCCAGTTGTTGTGCCAGAACCAGTTGTTCCTGCTTTCCAGTTCCATGATACAAATGTTTGACTATTTCCATTTACATAATTTCCTGAATCAGCACCTAAAGTAAATCCATCAGTACCAAATGCTGTTAAACTATCTGCTCTAGTTTGTTCAGCATCATTCGTACTTGTACTTATAAGTTTTGTTACTCCTCTTAAAGCATCAAAAACACCACCATTAGCTGCACCACCGCTTCTTCTTTTAATAGAAACCCAATCAGGTTGAAATCCCACTCCTGTTATTGCATTTGTAGAGCCATTTCCTGTGTAAAGTTTAGTATTAAAATAATCTGTAGGTTTATTAATTGTTGTATAAGCCATATTATAAATTTAATCCTTTTGTTGATAAAGCAGTATAACCTGTTGGAACATCATACTCAAATATTCCGATATTACTAGCGTTAGTTCCTGCACTTGATACTGCTGTTGTTCCGAAGTAGCCATTGCCGAAGTTAAATGCTACACTTGATGCAGTACCATAAGATTCATTCCATACCGCAGGAACATAAAGAGCTGTTGAACTATTAAGTCCATTACCTAAAGTTCCAAAAGCACCTGTGCCAGTTGAACCTGATGTTGGATCACCTACACTTCCACCTATTGAAATATATGTTCCATTTTTATGAAAATAAAATTTTTTGTTATCTAAATCAAAAGCACAACCAATAATATCATTATTACTTACTGTGCCTAAACTAGAACCATTATTTGTGCCATTAACTATAGAACGAATATTATCAGTACCTGTAAAAAGTATGCCATTCAAACCACCATTATTTCCCATGTAACCAGTACTATCATACCAATTACCCTCATTAATTCTGTGCATACCAAATCCTGCATTACTTGCTTCTAAAAGTTTTGCTTCAAAATAAAATTTTCCACTTGAATTACCTATTGTTCCTCTTATTGAACAGTTTGATGAAGAATTACCTGATGCTGTCCATTGAGTATTACCGCTAGCCAATGTAGGTTTAGTATTAATCTGAGCTTGGTCTAAAGGATTTAAAGTAGCAAAAACATTACTTGGACAATCCTCTGTTTTTGTAAGTGTACCACCGCCAACTGTTAAATTATTACCTTCGCCTGATTGGTCTGTTACTGAATTACCATCTTTTAAAATAAAAAAATTATGACTACTAGAACCAGTATAAGTTATGCTTGGTGAAGTATTTATTTTCCATTCACCAGTTGTGCTGTCTGTTGAACCAAATGTTGATGGTGTTAGTTGTTGGTTGTCAACTCTATGAAAGTGCGACATAGAACCAGTAAAATAGTCTGAAGCACTACCTTTTCTTCCAATATAAATGTTATAATTATTTCCACTTGGTGAACCAATCCCAAATTTTAAATTAGAGCTTTGAGAAGGATAAGTAGCTGTACTAAATGAAGTTTCTTGAACTCCATTTACATACATTTTAACTCTATCTGATGCAGTTACTTGTGATGTGTCCCAAGCAAAAACTAAATTATACCAACCATTTATATCTCTAAATTTTCTGTTAGTAGATAGTTGCATTTCTGCTGAATTACCATTAACACTTTTTATGTTTAAACCATTTGCACCAGAAAAATAAACAACTCCATGATCTGTGCTGTTAAGATATTCTGTATAAAGATATTCGGTGCTACCTAAGCTGCCTCTTTTTACCCACATAGAAATAGTACCTTTAGTTCTATTTCCTGCTGCTGGTGCTACCTTTGTTAAATATGTGCTAGCCATTAGTTAAACTGTCCTCCTCCAGTTGCACCTACTGATATAGTAATTGAAAATGCTCTATCTACTGTTTGTCCCTCAGCGTCTGTAGCTCTCAAAGTAAAATTATAAGTTTGAGAGTTTGTAGGACTTGGTGCTGTTCCTGTTATATTACCATTTGATGCCAAGCTCAAGTTCATAGTTGCTGCTGGAGTGTTAGCATTAGATGTTAATACTGATGTTGTTTCTGTTATTGTTACAGATGAATCTGATGTCGCAGAAACTGATAACGATACTGACTCTCCAGCTCCAACTGTTCCTATAGAACCTGCTGCTGTAGAAAAACTTGGTGCTGTAGATGCTGTAATAATGTTATTTGTAGACCTTCCAGCATTACCATCTGGGTTTTCTATTCTTACATAATAATTTCCTGCCGCTAAAGTAACATTAACAGATAATGTTGTAGCGTTTGTAAATGAAACTGTATTAGCTCTTGTTATAGCTCCAGTAGAACCATTAATAAAATCAACTTGAGGTATAGATACAAAGTTTGTTCCTGTAATACTTATTGTAGTTGCGGTAGCAGGTGATATTGTTTGTGAAACATTTGCTACAGTAGGTTTTGTTTCTGTTGCATCAATCCAAGATAATTGATTTGTACTCGAACCATTACTTGCTAATACTTGTCCATTTGTACCTGTGTTTTGAGGTAATATTAAAGTGTATGATTGTCCAGCAGAGTGAGGTGGTGCTTTTATTTTTACACCATGAGTATTAACATGACAGTTTAATTGTATAGATCCATCTACACTTGAACCATCACCTTTAACAACTAATGTTGGTGAAGGTAAACGATCATTATTTAAAGTCCCTGAAGTTATTGATGATGCTGCAATAGAAGCTACATTAAACGTACCAAATCCAACTATATCTACTGTATCAGACGCATTAGCTCCTGAAGCTAACACAACTGAACTACCTGAAGTTACTGTTACATCAACTCCATTAACCATTTTTACACCATTCAAATAAACATCAACAAAACCCGCATCATAAGCGAGGGTGTTTCCATTATTATCCGAGCCTGTAAATACTGTCTGATTAGCAGAAGCTGTGTATGTAAACCTTGCTGATGTACCATTAATAGTAGAACCCGCAGCACTCCAACCACTTGATTTGTAAACTTTAAGTTCATTTTGGGTTGTATCAAAATATAAATCACCAACATTTAATGAAGTAGTTGGAGCAGAACTTGAAACTCTATATCTTTCACCAAATTCATTAACTGTACCCATGTTGTTTCCAACTTCATTAACATTTGTTATTGAACCACCTACTAAGTTTACATTGGTTATTGAACCACCTACTAAACCTATATTTGTTGCGTTTGAAACAACCGATGAAATATTATTTGTTGGTGTGATTTGTCCTGCAACAGTTGTAATATTTGCATTGTTAGCAGCAACTGTATCAATGTTTGCTTGTTGTGATGTTGTTGGTACTAATTGTTTCCATTGTGTATTACCAAGGTCATAAACCTTCATAACATTTAAAGTTGTATTAAAATATAAAGCACCATCTGTAAGTGCATTACCATCATTATCTACTGTTGGATCAGATGATTTACTTCCCAAAAATTTATCATCAAACGTATCTAATGCTGCCTCTGCTGCGTTCTTTGCATTTTCTGCATTGGTTGCAGATGTTGATGCTTCACTAGCTTTTGTAGTTGCGGTTGATGCAGATGATGTTGCAGAATTTGCTGAATTAGCTGCATTTGTTTCTGAAGTTGCTGCTGCTGTAGCTGAGTTTGCTGCGGCAGTTGCTGAATTAGATGCTGCGGTTTGTGCGGTTGTTGCAGTTGCTGCATCTACAATTAAATCATATTTAGCTGAGTTTGTATTTGTTGTTAAAGGTTGAGAACCTGATGCAGTATGTGCTGTGTTTACAATAAAAATATTATTTGTTGATGTGTCTTTTACTAAATCTCTAGCAGCGTATGCTGTACCACTTGACCAATTTCCTTTGAATGTTCCTAATTCTTGAGTAACAGATATTTCACCATTACCATCAAATGCTAAAATTTTATTTGCTCTATCTGTTGCACCTACAGTAAACTCTGTAGATGTCATTGTATTTGTTCTTGATAATTTTATTGATCTATCTGTTGCTTCAGAGACTTGTTGTGCAATCATAGTAGCACGATCCAAACCCTCTTCATGAGTCTCCGCAGGGAATGGATCATTCGCAATATAATCAATAGATTGCGTTTGCGGGACATTTCGTCTAATTACTACAGTTTCACCAGAAGCAGGTATATTCCCAGAAGTAAATGTTATACTTCCTCCCGAGGGATCACCAGCTCCACTAACTGTATAATGAGTCGTTAAAGTTTTGGTAGTCTCTGTGCCTGTTGAATTATTACGAATTATTACAACTAAATCTGAGTTTGATAAAATTCTAAAACTATATGCAAATGTAGTTGTAGAACCATTACCATTATGGGAAGATTTTATTATCGTTGTTGATACTGTCATACAATCCCTATATTATTCTTTCCTAATTTCTTCAAGAAGTTTTAACGCTTCTTGAGCAAAGTTTATCATTAACATGTAGTGTCGGTCAATCATTTCCCGCTTCTCATCTGGTGTTATAGTCGTACCATCTGCTAATTTTTTAGTGTTATAAATCTGTCTTATAGTTGTATCTAGCTCTTTAATACTTTCCCTGTATTGTAGTATAACACTATGATCTGCACCAAATTGTTTTTGCAATTTAAAGTACTCTTCCACATTACCATCTTTTTTGGCTTTTTCCATACCATTTACTATTTTTGAAACTTTGTCATATTCCTCAAAAAATTTTACTAAAGATGAAGCTGAATAACCCGGGACATCTCTAACATCAAAAGCTCTTATAATAGGTATTTTGCTTAAAGTATCTGTAGGTTTTATAGGGTCTTCTATAAGTTGACTTTTAATTAAAGCTGCATCCATCACATCTATTAAGTGTCTACCCAATCCTGCTGTCCATGATCTAAAAACATGCTCTGCATGTATTGGATTGGTTGCAAGTAAACTATCATCACCAACCATGGAGTTCCAAACCTTTGCATAATATTTAAAAGTCTCTGATGTGTATTCAGTATAATAAAAATGATTTGGTAAATTTTTATCTAATGACTTTGGAACAATAGGTGCTTCTCTAAAAATACTATAATTCATTGCATTTTCTATAAAAGGAGTAACAGCAGGTGGTAAAGGATAAAATGATTTAGAAGATTGTTTGATAAAATCTTTTGCAAACCTTAACGCTTCTTTTCTTTCATTTTTAAAATACCAATCTAAAGTTTTTTCAACTAAACCTTTAAAAAAAGTTCCTACTTCAAAAGGAACTGGAAATCTTCGAGGCTTTCCATCTATTTCAAAATACCAATAATTCATTTTTAACCAATTTGATTGTTCTTGGTAATTTTTATTGTTGTAATTTAACATGTAAAAACCCAATGTAGGTAAAACTATGGTTACACCAATCATACTTGTTGTTCTTGCAGGCGCATCTCTAAAGGCTTCATACAATCTTGACAAACCTCCGACTCTAGCTGTCCAAAATGGGACTAATTGGTTTATAACTCTACCTGTAGTACCTCTTTTTGCATAATCCAAAAGGTTTCTTGCTTCAAAACCTCCTCTTTCAATAGCTTCTCTTTCAGATAAACCTTCTTTTTTTGCTTTTTTATAAGTTTTTGTAAATATTCTAAACCTTGTCATCTCCTCAGATAATCTTGTCAAAGCTCTAAGAGGAGCAAGTATACCTTTATCTGCATTTCTTACTGGTCCTTTTGATAATATATCAAAAACTTTACCATCAAATAAATTAGGTCTATCCATTGATAGCAAAGTAGATTGCATACCACCTGATTTGATATATCTATTATAAAGTTCTAATGCTTTTTTATTATTACCTTTTGTTAATATACCAAACAAACCAATCATAGAATCTGCAAAAGGAACAAAAGGAACTTTATTTAAAAATGTTGCTTGCATTGTATCTCTAAAAAAGTTTGGCACAGCAAAGTCAGGTGTAAGTATTGCACCAGCTCTTAAAGTTCTAGCAGGTGTTCCTAAGAAATGAACAAGTTGATTTACACCTAGTTCATCCATTGTTCTAAATGCTTCTTTTACTTCTCTTCCCACATTCCATGTTTCAGTTTTACCATCTCTTCTGATTGTCATTAAATCTGCTTTTGGTGCATTTGTTTTTTGAGGATTAACTTTTTGTATAAAAGGATATAAACTTTTATCTTTAGTTTTAGCCTTTTCAATCATGTCAATAAATTTAACTTTAACTGCATTTTTTTCTGTAAGACTAACTATTGTATTTGTATTTTTTACTATTTGTTCTAATGGTGGAAACACTTTGAGTTTTGCACCCTTTATAAATTTAAAAGGATTAACACTTCCTTTTTCTGCTACTGGTTTTCCATCTAAACCTATAAGTTCTCTAGCAAATGTAACATAATTTTTATTAGCTGTTGTCATTGCATCAAATGCAGATTTTGGAAGAAAGCCTCCATCAACAGCATATTCTAAAAGATGTCTTTGATAAGTGTCTAGTTTTTTTGCTGTTTCTTCAAATCTTAATTTGTATTTATTAACAAACTCTTTTGCTACAGCATTATCAAAATTACTTTCAATACCTCTTTTATTTAATTCTATTGCTCTTCTATTTAATAAATATGTTTCAAATAATTCTAATTCTAATTTTCCTTTTTTAGTTATTGGCTCCATTATTTCTTTTAGACCCATACCTTTATCACCTAATGTTTTATTATTGATTGTTTTGTTTTCTATGAAATATCCTGCTCTATTTGGTATTCCTTCCAATATTCTTACTTGCTCATATAAATTTAACTTTTCTATTCCTGTTTTTGTATTTACTTTTAAATTTCTCATAGTTTCAAGAATAGGATATTTACTATCAATACCATGTATAATAGTTTGTCTTTTTACTTCCTTTGCAGTTTTACCCATTTCTAGTAACATTTCTTTTGAAAGGATTGGAATTTTATTTTTAGTTGCAATATTTTTTGCAGCAGCAATATCTAATTCATCTTTAAATTTAAAATTAGTTTGCTCCTTTGCATCTTTTTCTACAGTTTTTCTTGTAAGTAAATTTTTAAAAGCTCTAATGTAACTTCTTGATGATACATCTTCTAATATAGTTCTATCTTTTATAGCATCTAAAAAAAGTTGATTTGGTTTTTTTCCTGTATCTGTATATATTTTTTTTGTTCTAGCCTCCATTGTTTTTCTTGGTTGTATTATTCCAAGACCACCAAACAAAACAGCAGAGTAACTAAATTGTTTTGCACTCGGTAACTGTTGATTTAATATTGCGCCAGAACCTTCAAAGGCTGTAAGTTGTGAAAGAAATCTAGTTAAATATTTTTCTCCGAGTTGTGGACCACCCGGTACTAATCTTAGTTGTGGTGCATAAGCAGTAACTGCAAATTGTGTACCACCTTTTATTCCCTCTTGTACTCCTACCCTCAAAAAATTTTTAAGAGTGTCAACAGGCTGTCCATAAGATTGTTGCTCTAAACCTTCAACGATTGTAGCTCTAGCTGCGGATGGTATTGCGCCAGAAGTAAAGGCTCCAGCAATAGGATTTCCTGTTGTTAAAAAACCCGGAAGATAACTTAAACCATAAAAAGGTAGATCACCACCAATAGTTAATGCGTGTTCTAGTAATCCTTCAAACCATGTATAATCTTCAGGCTCTTCAGGATTTGATATAAACTCAGGTAAACCTTTTTCATTTACAAGTCTTTCACCTAAACTCCATAATGTTTTACCTGCACCTCTGTCCCAAATATCTTGACTATTTAATTTTTGACCAACAAGTATTTCTTTTATAGATTTTGGATTTCCTTCTCTTTGTAGATCATTGTAAAGCATTTCATCATCGGGTGAAACAATTTCATCTTTATCATATAGTTCATCTTTTATTTCTTGAGTAACGCCTTGCCAATATTCTATAAAAGGTTTGTCATCTGGTACAGATTTAAACTCTTGAGCTATTTCTAAATTATTATAGCCACCTTTACTTAACTTAGTAATTTTATCTTTTTGCCAATCATTTATTTCTTTAAAAGAAAAACCAGCTTCTTGTAATGCAGTTTTTTGATCCCCTAGTTTCATATTACTCAAATCTTGATACGATAATCGCAGCAGCAAATGATGCGCCTAAAGCATCATCTTTTTCTATTATTAATGTTAATTCTTTATCAGATAAATTTAATAATCCTTCTCTTGCAGTTTTAAAATTACCTCTGTAATTACCAAATTGTTTTTCAAATTTTTCACCAAACAAAGGTTCAGAATTTTCCAATAAGTCTTTTGCAGTTGTAACTTCTATTTGCCAATATGATCTTGCACCAAATTTAGTTCTTTCTACAGTTATACCTCTTTGAATTTTGGTTTCATATTTAGTTTCAATTTGTCCAATATCAGTTAAATAACTTTTTAAAGTTTCTTTAGTAAATCCTTCATCACCTTCAAAAATTGTAGCTGCGGTATCTATTGCTTTTTTTGCTATTTCAGGAATATTTTTTTTAAGAGATAAATTTTTTATAGCATTAGCTTCTTTCATAAAACTTTCATCTGTTTGATAATATCTACTCCATAGTTTTACAATTCCCGGATTTTCTTCTGTTATTAAATTAAAATCAGCTTCATCCTCATTAAAAGTTTCAAGTCTTGTAAGATAAGTATTTGCATCTTCCCCATTTTCTCTAACAGGAAAACCATTTGGTAAGATTTCACCTCCAGCCATATCAATAACTATTTTATCTAAGTCTGCTGTTTTTGGTAAATAACTTGTAATATCTTTTGCGATATAATTTTCATTACTTGGAGTTGTTAGATTTTCAGGTGTTTCACCTTTAAACAATCCATCTACATATCTTTTGTAAAGAGTTTGTCTTAGTGTACTTGCTTTAGAATTGTATTGTTTATCAAAAAAATTAATAAAACTATTACCTTGCAATAAAGGTTGTAAGTCATTTACAAATTTAAAAAAAACTTGATCCTCTTGTTTAAACTGTTCATTATTACTTCTCGTAAAAACTGTGCTTAGATACTTAACATCATTTAAGTTAATAGAACCTTCACCTGATCTTTGAATGATACTTTTTGGTTCTGTCTCATTCGCAAGTAAAAATTTATCTGTTAAGTTTGTTATAGTTCCATCATAAATTTTTGAAATTATATCGGTGTTAGTATCATAATTTGTATCAGTACTAAACTTTTTATTGATGATTTTGTTATTAAGTTCATCAACTTGATTATCAAATTCAATGTCGCCATTTTTAAAATTTTCTAATTCTTCAGGTTGTATTCCTATAGTATCAGTAGTTTGGAATTTTTGCACTATTCTTTTCATAGCATCTAATTGAAATGACGAATTAGCATTTTTAATTACATCTTCTTGAATTTTAAGTAATGCACCAAATTCTGTTACTAGCTTTCTTTTTTCACTATCTGCTATATTTGTTAATTGATTTCTGTCTGATAGAATAACTATCGCTTCAGCAGCATTAGTTTTTGCAATATTTCTAATTAATCCTATTTCTATTTCTTGAGGTAAACCTTGTTTTACAATTTGAAAATCTGATTCACCGATAATTTTTTCATCAACTAATTCTCTATAATCTCGTAATACACTTTGTGATAAAGTTTCAAAATCAAAATTGTTTCTGTCTATGGTTCCAGCTATTATTTTATTTTGAACTTTTAAATCAACTTGAGCTACTCTTGTTTTGACCATATTTGCTCTAGTAGTTTTTAAAATGTTATTTGTATAAGATGGTCTATTGGCGTTCATATTTAACTCAAAATATCTTTGAATATAATTATTGCTGCCTTTTGATTTATATTTAGATATTACTTCATTATATCTATTGTTAAAAAAATTCATTCCCTCTTGGGGTGTGCTTTTTAAATTAGCTTTTTGTTGTGCTTCATATAATTCTTGATTTGCGTCTGCTAATAATTTTCCACCTTCAACTTTATTAGAAATAATTTTTTCTTGTATAAAATATTTTTCAACATCTTTAGCTGCTGGTAATAATGTTGCTGCAAGTGAACTACTTGGTGAAACTGATATGTTGGATTTAACACTTGAAACTTGTTCAGTTGGAGCTGTGTCAGCAGTATATGTGGGTATCTTTACCATTATGGCATGTCTCCTACACTAATACCACCATCAAATCCTGCTTGATTCAAACTTAATAAACTTGTACCAGCTTGACTTAAATAACCTAATGCTGCAAGTCTACCTTCCATTCTTCTAAGATTACCAGTTATTCTTGCAAAGTTTGCCTCTTCATCTTTTCTTAATGCTGCAACATTAGAATTATATTCTATCATATCTCTATTTAGTTCAGCTTGCTCTGCATTTGATTGCAAAATTTTTAGAGCAGTTCCTTCAAGTGTAACTCCAGATTTTAAAAGACCTACTTTTGTTTTTGATTGTAATTTTTCAAACTGTTGATTAAATTTTTGAATATTATAATAACCAAGTTTTCTTGCTTGATCTGCTTCTTGTTCTGCAACTTGAGCATTTCTATTTTGAACAGCTTGATTAAATTTTCCTATAGCAGATGCTTGAGTTGCTGCTAATACAGAAGTGCCTGCTGCAATATAAGGTAACGCTGGAGCCATTAGAAAACCCTCGCATATCTAAATTGATCTGAACCATCATAACCATATTTTTTCATAAGTCCCTCATTTTCTAAACCAAGCCATTCAGCAAATCTTTTACCTTTTATAAAGTCTGCTCTGATTGCTGTTTGAACTCTAGTAATATCATTTTGTTTTGCAATTCTTGCAAAATCTTTTTTAATAGCTTTAGCAACTGATAATGGATGATCCCAAACATCTGAAGTTGCTATAACCCAACCTTCTGCTACTTTTCCCCAAATCATTTTCATACCAGCAGCAAAGATTGGTTTCTTACCAATTAGTCCTGTAAAAGATAAATTTGGTTCTAATAAGTTTTTTCCATCCTCTATAAACTTCCTATCTCTTTCCAAAATATTATGATTCATTTGACAAGACAAAATAAAATCTCCATGTTCTTTAGTGTATGGTACTATATTTAGTATATTATCCATCATTTGTTATTAACCTTGGGTATAACGATAAAACTGTCAAAGGTAAAGGCTGAGTTTGTCTTACGAATATAAAACCATCAGTTTCAAAATTACCTCTAAATTCTACTTCTTTATCACCTGTAAATGGTGGTATTCCTTGATCCATTGGGTCAGAGGATGTTCTAAATGGCACTCTTTCCATGTTATTAAGATCAGGTCCTACTTCAATTCCTACTGATTCAAACAATCTTGCAGTTACTTCATATATTCTTTTTGTTTTACCTTGAGCTGTTCCATTTTGTGAACCTGCATTTATTCTCATAGTTTGTAATATTGAAGTATAACTTAAACCTACTTTTACTTTTTTTGAAGCTCTATCTAAACTTATTGAACCTGAACTTACAACTTTTGTGGGATGCGTTGCTCCATCTGCTAATATAGAAACTGTTTGTCCTTCAAGATGTGAAAGACCTGTTACTGTTTCAATAACTTGATCTACTGTTGCGCCAGATGTGTGAGCCACAGCAGTTGTTGAATTTACACCTCTCGTACATCCTGTTAAATTATTTGTTGATTTACCCGCATAAGAAATAATTTCATTATTAATTTTTATCTTACCTGCACTACTAAAACTACTTGCATCTGTTAATGCTATTGTAGTTGCTGAGTTAGAAATATTACCATTAAGTGTTGTTGAAACACCATCATAATTTAATTGACTATCTAAAAAATTAAATGTTGTATTGTCTGTTTCTGTAAAATCAAATGTATTTAAAACTTCAATATATCTTTTAGTTGATCCATTAATTGTTCTTTTAACAATAACATATACTTGATATTCTGTATCATCTGTTGGAATAACAGCAACACTTTCACATACAGCTTTACCTGTTCCAAACACACCACCGAATATATGTCTATGCCAAGCTGTAACTTGTTGATCTCTTTGATAAGTCAAAGCAACTAATTCACCATCACCTCTTACAACATATAGTATTGCAAGCGGTTCATCTTGATAAGCCATTTGAGTTACACCACCTTCAGTTACATGTTCTGCAAGTATAGTCATATCAGGTGCAATATAACCATCTACATCAAAATTATATGCAAGTTCTCTAATTTTTCTTCTAGCTCTTTGTAAAAATAAAGTGGCGTTACCAACTGGTACAGCATCTACATTAGCCGCACCAAAATTAGATTGTCTCTTAATAATTATATTAGTTGGAGTTATAGCATCATTATCCCCTCCCCCATATACTGCAAACTCCCCTCCCGCAGTACCTATAATTAAAGTTCTTGTTGGTGAAAGAAATCTAATAGCGTTTACTTGGTTTGATGCAATAGTATAAACAATAGCATCATCATCTTTAATAGTACCACCAATGTTTGCATCCATATTTTCATAATCACCAGATTTAGAAAAATAAATTGTTTGTGGATTATTTACTGTTGCAGCAAATACTAATCGTTGTTCAAAAAATGTTACGCAAGATGGAAAGCCTGTAGTAGTTGAAAAAGCTCCTAATGAAAAATTTGTTGATGCGTTTGTGTTTGCAAAATTTGTAGACGTTGTTGCTGTAACAGATGTAGCTGAACTAAAATTTGTAATCTTTGCAATACCATCACCTATACGAACTAATCTATTTACATCTGTAGAAACAAAAGTATTAGCAGATGCTGTGATTGTAACTGAACCTGTTGTACCGCTTGGTGTTAAAGTTGTTGTTGATATGTTTGTATCTAAAAAAGGACCATTGGTAAAATCAACTTCTGTTAATGTCCAAGATGTATGACCTGTTCTTGATAGTTTTCTTGTTGAATGACTTGGGTGTGTTAAGTACATTACATCTGCACTTTGTGCAAATTTAATGTCAAATAATTCTGCTGTTAAATATGGAGTTGATATTTCAAAAGCAGAACCACCTGATAAAACTTGAGCTTTATCTTTATAAACTCTCATATACTGATTACCAAATTCAAGAACATAAGTTTGTACTGTTGAAAATTCAAAAGGTATTAATCTTGTTTTGTTAGAACTTGTTTTTACTTCAGATATAAATTGAGTTCCGGGTCTACGAGCTGCTGCACCATGTGGAAATACAACCATATTCTCAAGAGTTTTGCAGCCTGCTGGATATTTTGCTAGGTCGTTTCTACCATCTAATCTAGGTGATAATTCACCCGCAGTAAAATTTGTAAGTTGTGCAGCTACCCTAGCCATGTATTAAAACCTTGAGTTAATAAACGTACCTGCATCTATAACATCGGTCATTCCATCTTCTTGAGTTGTATTATAACCTTCTGTTGAATCAACAAATCTAGCATCTCTTAATTTGTTCTGGTAAAGATTTATCATGTTTTGTTGAGTTGTATTGTTTGATGTAATTGCATAAGCTATATCAGCAGCTATTGCTGCTGCTAATGTTTCTCTTAACAACTCATCATATTGATTAGGGTCAGTAACTCTTGAAACATAAAGTATTTTCATAGAAGAGTTGTTTGACAAAATACTTCTACCTTCTACTTTATGGTCTGAGTCATAATCTAAAATTCTCAATAATCTTAAGCAATCACCCGGCAAATCATATTGAAAACTATAACCCCATGCTGGTGTTGTAGTTGATGATGAAAGTTCTAATCTTTTTTGTAAACAATTCCAAGGATGTGATCTGAAAACTGAATCTCTTATTTGTGTATATCTAGCATTACAAATTCTAGCATTTTTTGAATCTTCTGTAAGTGAAAGTATTGTTGATGCTCCCAACTGATTTAACGCTGCATTGTTAATGTCTACTATAGATGCCATAAATTCTTATAATATAAATTTTATTTAAAAGATAGGGGATTTCTCCCCTATCTTATCTAGTTATTAGTCTACAACGTATGTCATTTGCAACTGAATAGTTCCAGTACCATTAGCTCCTGCAATAGTTACAGAAACCGGAATACCATCTTTATCAGCGTTCACAACTGAGTTTTCACCTAAAGCTATTGTTTGTGCAACAGCAACAGATGAAGCAGATGCTGAAGAAGCAGCCGCTTTAAACTCGTCAACGTCAAGCGCAACTGTTGATCCTGATGAATCAATGTATGCGTTATGACCAACTGACAATGTAGTTGATGAACCTAGTGCATCATGTGCAAGTCTACCACCAAGGATTCTAGCTCCATTTGGTAAACTAAACAT